TTACTTCAGGCTGCTATGCATCGGTTTCGTCACCCTGTAAACAGCGCGCTTTACGCTTGAGGTGTGGACTTCGAAGTGGTCGGCCAGGGCCTGCATGGTGTAGTTGCCTGAGAGATACATGCGAACCAGTTTGGCTTCCGTCTTCGCAGACATTGAGCGTGCTCTCCCGAACTTCTGGCCCCTTGCCTTCGCGGCCTCGAAACCAGCGGCGCAGCGCTCACGAATCATGGCTCGTTCGAACTCAGCAAAGGCGCCCAGCATGTGGCAGAACATGCGGCCGGCTGGGCTGCTGGTGTCAATGGATTCAGTGAGGCTGCGGAAGGTGACGCCGGATTGCTCCAAGGACTCGAGAAGGCGAAGAAGGTCGCGGAGGCTTCGCGACAGGCGGTCGAGCTTGTAAACGACGAGAACGTCACCAGGGCGCAGACGCCCTAGGAGGCCCTGCAGCTCGGGGCGCTGTGCGACACCGCTGCGCTTCTCCTGCACAACGTGTTTGATTCCTGCGCGTTTGAATGCCGCGAGTTGGACGGCTGTGTTTTGCTCGGTGGTGGAAACGCGCGCGTATCCGTAGACTGTCAACGGTCGACGTACTGGCTGTCAAAGCGCTTGCGAGCGGCCATGTGCTCGTTAGCGCAGGCCGTGGTGCCGGGGTCGATCTTGCAGTTTGGCGAGGGTTGGAAGAACCTTGCCCACGCAGCATCCCTGCGGTGCTGTCTCTCGGCCTCCAGTCGCTGCGCTAGTGCCCTTGCTGAACGCAATTGGTCGGCCTCACGTGTAGCCGCATCGCGTGCCTCGGCCTCAGCCTGTTGAAGCGCCGCCGCCTCGCGGTTCATCCGGTGCGTCTCGGCCTTCACGTTCTCCTGAACCTTGCGAAACGCGGCTTCTGTTCTGTACGCGAGGATCGCCTCGTAAGTGAAAGCGGCAGCAAGGCCACCGATAAAGACTCCCAGCGCGATTTTCACGATGTCCAACAGGAATGTCCCTTCATCCTCTGTTTGGTACGAACGCTTGTGCATGCTCTCCCTCCTGCAAAACAGTGTAGCCCTGCCATGGATAGGGCACGGGTTGCATAACCGGCTGACATGGGGTTTATCACCCCATACCCCGACCCCACCGCTACGACACAAGGTCTCCGCTCTCGGGGCCCGGTTTGTCTCTCAGCAATGGAGCGCCGAGCCGTCAGCCGCCCTGGTTGCCGCTGTTGTGCGGGTGGACGTTGAACGCGGGATTTCGGATGCCGAGCGCCTGGGGAATGTCGGCCTGCGTGATCTGGCCGGGCTGGTGCGGCTCGGGCTTCGGCATGGGCACCGTGCGCACCTGCTGCGGAGGTGGCTCGCGGGGCATTGGCGGGGCCATGGCGGGCTGTTGCTGGGCCTGCTGGTGCTGGGGTTGCTGCCAATCCACAAAGAAGCCCTGCGCGACGATTTGAAGGCACACGGCGCCGCTGACTTGCATCAACGTGGCCTGCTGGGTGTAGCACTTGCAGGTTTTGCCCATGTGCACACATGCAGCCGGATACGGTGCCACGGTGGGCTTTGTGACCTCATCGTATGCAGGCGCGGTGTGCTGAAAGTCTTTCAGGCGCGGCGTTCGATCTTCTAGGTACTGCTCCACAGTGAGCTTTGCCACGGCCTGCACGGGCACTGGTGCGGCCTGCGCCTGAGCCTCGGTGGCGGGTTTGGTTGCGGCCTTCGCTTCGCTCTTGGATAGGAGCTTGCCCGACGCGGCCCAGATCAAGAGAGGGATGGCGATCAGGCACAGCAGAAGCACCCAAACCTGTTTGGGAATGCGCTTTTTGCCGGTATGCAGGCTGGCCGACTTGTACCAGCCGTAAACCTCCTTGGGGAAGGCTTGCATCGTCACGGTGCCGGTCTTGCCGCTGCCGTCTTTCTCGCAATTGGGGTTGACTGCGGACCACTCCAATACGCTGACCATGTCGACGCCGAACGACCGTTTCAGGTGGCGATGCCAGCCAGGCGGGCCGATGAGGCGGCGCACGAAGCTATCGATGTTCTGCGGGTGCTGGGTGATCAGGTAGAAATCGAAGCCGCGCTTGCGGTGCTCTGCCAGCATCTTCACGGCATCGGGCACGGTGGAGCCTGCGGGCCGGTTTGGCAGATCGTTATGGGCCTCGTCAATCAGGAAGATCGTCCCGTCTGGCTGGTCCTGCCAGTCTTTGAAGTCGATCTTGTTCCAGCCTTCCAACTCGCCGCCTGGAACCGGATCAAAGCGCCCGTTATGGCAGACCGGGCGGTTTTCCTTGAGCTGGCGTTCACGCACCCATTTGAGCGTGTTCAGGGTCTTGCCTGCGCCGTTGGCGCCGCTGATGAGGTACAGCATGGGCTACTTGAGCGTCCAGCGCTTGAAGGTGTCGGAGGTGAGGCCATCGAGCAGCAGGCGGGCGGCAATGGCGCTGGTGACGATGCTGATGGCTACGCCCACTTTCATGAGCGAGAGCATCCCGAAGACCTCGGGCGGCAGCGCTGCAAAGCTCTGTATCGCCTGGGTCTTCATGGCCTCCAGGCTGGCATTGACGCCGGTGTAGGTGACCACGGCCATACCGAGCGCGACGAGCACGCGGCCCACCAGTGAGCCCACAATGTTGATGAGCATGCCGCCCAGGGCAGCGATAAAAACCGGCATGGCTTACCCCCTTCCAACGATGCGGACGGCGAGCAGCAGCGCCACGCCAACCATGATGTTTCCGAGCACCGAAACGATCGGGCAAATCTTGCTCATGGGCAGCGTTACCGCGTTGCCAGCTACAACGATGTTCAGGTCTTGCACGCACTGCCCAGCGCCGAATGCATCGGCGGTGCTGATGCGGTTTGCCATGCTCTCTTCGCGATTGCCGGGCAGGTCTTTGGTCTGCTCGCCGGTCTTGCCTTTTTCTTTTTCGTAGAGCTCGGATTCAGCGCTTTTGTCATCGAACAGCTTGCATGCGCGGCGGTGCTGTTCCTTGGCAATGGCACAGAAGATGGCATCCCCTTCGCAAGCAAAACCGGACATGCAGTCACCGCCCCAGCCGCTTTTATCGCCACCGCCGTCCCCGTCGCCATCACCTCCCCCGGGCGTGCCTGGGGTGTAGGTGCCGTGGCACATTCCGTTGATCTTCACAGTGCCCTCGGGGCACTTGCCATCGGTATCAGGCGGCGTCGGGTCTTTGATGCACGCCCTGCCCGCTGGCGCTGGGTGGTAGCCGTCGGGACATGTGAACGTGTCGGGGTCGCCGTCGCCGTCATCCTCGGGCAGGGGATCGACGGGCTTTGGCGTAGGCAGGGTGACTCCACCCCCGCCAGGGGTGCCAGGGGTTCCCGGTCCAGTACCTGGATCGGTGCCAGGACCAGTGCCGGGATCGGTGCCAGGGCCTGTGCCTGGACCGGTGCCGGGATCGCCACTACCAGGGCCGGTGCCTGGGCCAGTGCCGGGACCGGTGCCTGGGTCTGTTCCGGGGCCGGTACCAGGGTCGGTGCCAGGGCCTGTACCGGGGTCGGTGCCGGGATTGGTGCCCGGGTCTTTGCTCGGTGGTGGATCATCGGTGGGCGTGCAAGTGGCACCTGTTTGCCGACCTGTGCCGGTGCACTCCTTTTGCCCCTCCCAAGTCACGCAGACGGAGGGACTGGTTTTGACGGTGCACCCGCCCTCACAAGAGAACGTGACGTTCTCGCCATCGGTAGTTCGCTCGCCAACGGACTTGCCAACCTCGCAGCCGTTTTTCTTGCACACGCCGTTGATGCGCGTATAGCCGGGCTCGCAGGGTGGCTCTTTGACGCAGAAGCCGTTCACGCGGATTTCATCGGGATTGCACTTGTCGGGAACACACGCGCCGCCTTCTTCGTGCTGGCCCGCTGGGCATGGATTTTTGGGGCGGCATTGGCCGTCTTTTTCTTCGTAGTCGGGCGCGTTGCAAGCGCACTTTCCCGCACCGTCAGGGCTGGAGTTGTCAGGGCAGCGGCTACCGATCCGCGTAGCGCCTACCGAGCCTTCATAGACCGTCCCGCCGGGGACGAACGTGTACGTGATCGGGCATACCGCTGAGCCGCCTGTGATGGTTGCGCCACCAGACAGCGTGCGCTGCGCATTGGGGGATGTCGCGTTCAAGTAGCTAACCGACATAGCGCACGCCGCCGCAGCGCTACCCGCTGTGCCAGGCCCGAAATTTGGGCGCCACTCTTCTACGGGCGAGAGCGCTGCAAATGCCTGCGACAGCGGCAGCAGCAGCGCAAGGATCAAGCGGAGAAGATTAGCCATGCGGCCCCCAGAGTTGCGACGATGACGAAGAGGCCCATTGCTTTTCCACCTTGAAGAAGCCCACCGCGTGAGCTTTTGCAAGGCCCCTGCCGGCCGGTCAGGGACGCAAGATCAGCCGTGATTAGCTGATGGCGCGGCGCACCCACTTGAAGGCGGCAATCGACACCACGACCACCAGCACGGCAGCGCCGATCAGGCCGATGGGCGCGATCGTGTCGTTGATTTCCGAGACCACTGCGGTCACGTCGATGGCTGCGTGAGCGTTGTTGGCCAAGGCCAGAGCGCCGACGGCGGCAGCGGTGGCGAGGCGGCGGGTTTGTGCGTTGAAGCGGTTCATATTTCAGTCCTCAGTTGGTTGGTTTCCATCGGATGTTTTGATGGTCTGGATGAGGGCACGGAAGGCCCACGCCACAGCCCACACCAGCAGGATGGCGCTGCTGATTGCTGCCCCTTCTGCTGGGCTCATGTCCAGCAGAGGAAGGGTGATTTCGTGCTGCACCGTGACCGTGCAGGCCGAGGTGCATTGAATGGTTTGTTCAGCCACGTGGCATCGCCTGGGCGAGGTTGCAGGAGTGCTCGCGGGCCTGTGCGATGCGATGGCGGCGCATGGCCCGCTCGTGCAGGCGTTCGGCCAGGACGCCGAGGGAGCCGACGAGCAAGGTCCACAAAGCGGCGCCGACGAAACCGGCGCAGATGCCCAGGATGGCGAGTTGTTGGGCTACGTGGCCCAGGTCGATTTCGTTCATGGCATGTAGTCGGCTTCGGTGCCGAGTCGGTCCAGGTCGATGAGTTGGGGCAGGTCTTCGGGCTCGCACCAGTCCTGCACAAGCTGGTGCGCGCTTTCCAGGTCTTTGACCACGCCGCCGCCCGCTTCGCGCAAAGAAGCCACCCATTCCGGCTGGCCGTCTTCCAGCGACGGGGCCAGGAATCGGCCCGTGCTTTGGGACTGGATGAGCAGGCGCATTTAGGCGGCCTTCTTGGCCTGTTCCACAGGCTTGATTTCCACCAGCATCAGGCGCGTTCCGTCCTCGCGTGCGGCTTCCATTTCGAAGACGGCATTGGCCGCGATGGGGAACGACGCGCCCAGGTGTGCCCACTTGTCGAACTCCTTCGCATCGTTGATCTTGAAAGGACGCGTGACGCGGCCAAGGCTGCGGCCTGCGCCGTTTTCTTTCAGATCCACTTCGCAGTGAAACGTGGTGCTGGAGAAGGCTTTGCCCTCGAAGGTGCCGACGCTCTCCTTGATGCCGTGCACGATGACTTGCGAGTTAAAACGCATGGTGTTTTCCTTGTGGCCTTGGGTGGTGGTCTATGCAGTGGCGGGGCCAGCGCCTGCGACCAGGGACAAGCGGTCAAAGGCGGGCGCGAATGCGCGGCGCACTTCGGAGAGAGAGAACTTTTGGAGGCGGCCTGGGAGCTTCTGGTCCTTGACCATGGCGCAGAGCTCTTCCAGGCCGAGGAACTCAATCGCCGCGGCTGCGGTGGGCGCAGCCACATCGCGGAACCAGCGCACGTTGCGGACCACTTCGGCTTCAACGGTTTCAAGCGCGAGGCGCCCTGTCGTCTTGACGGGTTCAGGCGTGGCGATGTGGTCCGCCATGAGAAGCTGGGCGGCGTGCCATTCGCTGGCGCCTGCGAAGAAGTCAGCGGGGCGGCGCAGCATGTCGGGGGAGAGAACGCGCAGCTTGTTGCCGTAACGAAGCTCGATGCGAATCCAGGGGGAGAGGGCTTCAACGCCGAAAAGCTGATCGCCTTTTTCGTAGACATTGGTTTGCTTTCCGGCCTCTTTGCTGCCCATGTAAAACGAGCGTTCATGGCCGTTGGCCCAATCGCCGACCATGTTGCACTTGAGGCGTTTGCCGCCCGAGTCGCACAGGCCCGCTTGGTAGTCGTTCAACACGCGCTGCATGCCGCCTGGAAGGCCGTCGAAGAAGTCCAGCGCGAGGTCACAACGGGTCATGTCGCCATCGCGTTCTTCGATGATGGAGGCGATGCGGTCATTCCATCCATGCTCTGCGAAGGTGCAGGCCGCGCCGTACAGATTGCAATGAATGGTGCGGCCCTGGGCCTGCTGGCGTGGGCTGTCGCCGCTGGAGAGGTAGCCAACCCAGCCGCATTCCGAGCCGTTGCGCTCGATGCTCCAGCGGAAGCGGTAGAAGTCGTGGCCCTTGCGGACTTCAGGGGCCACGGTGTAATCGGGACCGAGGGCGGCTGCTACAACGTCAGCGAGGTCTTTCGCCTGCACGCTCGCCACATAGTCGGCATCGGGCAGGAGGGCCAATTCCCGCTTGAGGTTCAGGATGCGCTGTTGCGGGTTGTAGAGGTCTTGCGACTCCCACACGTTGGGCGCGAATTGCGGACCGGAGGGTGCCGGAAACAGGTCATCAATCGACGGCGCGGGCGCGTTGCGCAGCAGGCAGGTGAAGCGGACCCAATCGACATGCACCACCGAGTTCGACGCGGTGCGTTCGGCCAGCAGACGGGCTTTGATTTCGGAGCCGTCGAGGACGAGCGTGGACATAGCAGGCCGGGTCACTTGATCGACCTCCTGTTATCCCCGTGATTACCAACGGGGATGGATTGAATGCCCGCCGCTGCCGCGCCCGCGCTTCGCTTGCCGGTCGCGTCCGCGTCGGCACGCAGATCGAGCGACTGGACGAAGTCCAAAACGTCTTGCCATTGATGGGAAGCGCGGCCCATAAACATTGGGACCATGCCTGCGCCGGATTGAATGAGGTGCTTCATGCTGGCGCCTTGATGAATGCGAGCCAGTCAGGCGAATCGACAGAGATCACGCGGGAGTCGTCGCTCATGTGGGCGTAGTACCCCACCTCATCGCGAAAGCACCACGTCCCACAAGGCCACAAAACGATGTCATCGGGACTGGTGCACACCCCCTGCCGGGCTGCGGCTGGAGCCGCCAAGCTTTCGCCGGGCCGTTTGTTGGCAGGGGGTGTGCAAACCCGAGTTGTGAGATCCATGGCGGCTCCGTAGGCATTGAAAGGGTTTCAATGGGCCGGAGTATTGAGAGGCTCTCAAACAAACGCCAAGCGCTTTGTGGTGAAATCCCCTCAATATTGAAGGGTTCTAAAC